TTTTTTATTGACCTCCATGACGAACTCCAGGCGAAAAACAGGGTAAGGAAACCATGCCGGGTAAAATGACTACTACCAGGCTTTAATACTTCCTTTCTTTTGGTTGGTTATACCCAGCAAATACAATGACTTACAAAGAAGAAGAACGGAAACGGCAAAATCCTGAAAATTTTCATAAATAGCGAGAACCTGCGAGGTCGCCGCCCCGTAACATGCCAGAGTGCCGGAAAGGACCCGCGCCCCTCAGGAGAGGCCTGCCTATATTTTTCTGCCTGAAGCCATAAGTCTCTCTCCAATAGTTAAGACAGATGATGTCGTGAGCGAACGCAAATACATCAGTTCAGGCAACGACAATAGTCAACAGCATATTAAATCGATAAAAAAGCCACCAGCGAACCAGTGGCTTTGTGCGATAACTCAGTCTAGGAGTATCGGACCTTACTTTAACTGACTAAGCTTTTACTTTGATTCAAATACAAATCTAGTTGCGGTTAATTTATTTAGCGACTGTATTAATGGAGACTTGCTACCTTCACCACAAATATATTTTTCGAAATCATCCTCAATAATTACCCAAATATTAGCCAACTCAGTTCCATCAAACAAATGCTCTGTTGCTAACCATGCTGAAATACAGTTTTCAAATGCCGCTAGCAGATCATCAAATCTTTGGACGTTTTGTTCTCCAGACTCAATCTGCTGGGTTATGAAGTCCACGTCTTTGAATAACCATTTTGCTATGACCTGCTCACGCTCAGCTTCTAGCTCATTGGGATCAAGATTAGCGGGCATAAAGAGTAAAGCTGATTTCAAGTGCCTAAGGGAAGCCCTAAAATCTAACTTAACTTTTGTTTTTTCCTGCTCTCTCCAAGTGGACAGTGCTCGAAAAGCGAAGCCGACAGTAATAATCGTTGCCCCTGCGCTTACCCAAGCTGCAACCATAGCCCAGAAAGCCCACTCAGCTGACTGGCGAGTTGCAGTGAGTGTTTCGTAAGAAATATAATCAGGATTCATGCTCACCCCACTTTGTTTTAGGTGATTGTATCCAAAAGCATTGTCAAAGACACTTAATGAATGCTTGCTGAAATGTTTACCTATAAGCAGGGATAAAGATTATTTTCGTACACTCTCTATTTTACGAATACCAGCGAAGTTATTGTTGCCCTTTTCAATTACGGCCAACAGCGGCTTAATCCAGAGCACAGCCTGGCAGTACGTTATTGAGCCGGTGGCAGCGGTACTATCATCGGCTGCGTCAGGTCTGTCGGTATTGGCGTGCATTGCGCTGGAACGTAAACGGTACGCGTATTCGAGCAGCCCACCAGCAATGTCAGCAGGAACAGGCAGATCACAGGTTTTTTCACGGCGGAGTATCTCCCGGTATTCGATTACGGTTTCTTCGGTGCTGGTGTCGATCAGGGAGTTAAGCCTGTTGGCATGTTCTGCAACCTGATTAAACCGATTGAAGTTGAAAGCCTGAGTGGCAATCACCTGATTCTGCAAGTTGTTGTCACTGCGCAGTACAGCATTATCGCTCTGGATATTACTTACTTCAGCGCAACTTTTTACGAGTGCAATAGCCAGCCCGGCAATGACTACAACAGCGATGAACAGTGGATTAATTTTCATTGGTCCAGCCCCCAGCACGCCAGCGCACTTTCCTGATCGCGCCGCTCGACCTGCCCATAACAGCCATTCTTCTGGCCTTTAGTCAGACGGCAATCACGTCCACCGTCCTTAATCCACCAGCGAATTGCCTCACATGCACCTATGCGGTCACCTGCATTGATGCGCCTGAAGAAGGTTGAAGGGAAGCATTTACCGGGACCAATGTTGTACGGGCAGAATGATGCGATACCCACCTTCTGCGGCTCTGTCAGAGGCACTTTGATATTGCGATCCACCCAGGCTAATGCCTTATCGCGTTCAATTGAGTTAACCTTGCGGCATTGTTCCTCCGTGATCGTCATCCCTTTTACAACACGCCTGCCATCGATGACGGTCACGCCGTGACATAATGACCAGATCCCACCCGGGTCGACCACGGCCACCAGCGCATTACCTTCTTTCTCACTGATAAACTGGTCGAAGATAAACGGCGCAGTTGCTCCGGATGCGATTAGCGCCAGCACTGCTGCGCTGAGCTTTGACTTATTGGACATTATTCACCCCGCGCAGCTCTTCGACGGTCCGCTTTGATTTGGAAGTAGAGGTTAGTAAGAAAGGTGAGCAAGCCGAACAGTAAACTACCGATCACACCTATAGCAGCCCACTGCTCGGGGGAGTACCCGTCAAGAAGTCTTCTAAACCAGTAAATGGCACTACCTCCCGATGCGCCATATGAAATGCCAGTAGTTATTTTGTCCATTCGATACATGCTCTCACCTCGCTGTACGCGGGTGCGTTTTTAGGGAATAAAAAAAGCTGCCTATTGGCAGCTTCTAAGGAAAGAATCAGTATTCAGATTGGAGATTCTAACGGGCCGGCAAGAACTTCTGCCTCGCCGTTATTGCAAATATCATCACCAATGGTGAGATGCCAGACCCCAAAATATGTCTGGCCTGTTTCCAGGTCTTCAGTCACACCATCACTGTAGTAGGCAACCTGAGCTTTGCCGTTATGCTGAATCCAGTAATAACCCTCTTTCATATCCACGTCCCCAACGTTTTATGGAAGTGTAGATATTTTTATGGCCGGCTGGCGTTATAAAAACTTAAAAATGAATGAAGCACGACGATATGACAGGGGTACTGATGCAATGCACCTCGCGAATACCCCTGTCGTATCGCCGAAAAGCAAAAGCCCCGACTGGCGGGGCTCTCGTTATGTTCAAATTGTCGCTTATGTTCGCTGCCATCGCGGCGCAGCTCTGCCAAGCATGAATGAATTATCTAAATTCCTGGCTCGTTTTCAATGCTTAAATCGAAATTAAGCACGAAAAGCTAAATAACAATAATTCAGTTCCGATCAGCCAGAAGTTTCCGCGTAGATAAAAAGACCTTAGCCCTAAAAATCTCCAGGCACCAGCGTACACGTTTTCTGGCCTCCCAATCCGTTAGCCACGGTGCGATCAACTGTAACTCCCGCGTAATGTCTGAGATTTTTTTGCGTGTGGTGTAATACTGCAGACCGACGATATAAACCGGGTCATTTACATCAAGCGCCTGCAGCACTGACTGCTCGACAAAATCAACGTCATCATCGTGCATAGCTTCATCAATAATGCTGGTGGCTGGCTGTGGCCACAAAATGGCGTGAGCACGATTTAACGCCTGCGGCCCTCTGAATCCCTCTACTCGAGCTTGTTCCAGTGCAGCTGTAAAGCGAGACAATGCCTTATCCGACCATCGCCCGCCCTTAAGAACATCCCAGCATGCATGAGCGCGAGGCAAGCGAGGTGCTGTTCCACCGCTTACCCCGTCTCCCCATGTTGTCAGCAATGATTTAATCCAGGCCGACTGGATACTTGTAAGAAGCATGCTTTTACCCAGCCAGCTTTTACGCGGCGCACTCGCTGCTCTACCCAGCGCTTCAATATGGTTACGGCGTTGACGTGGTGTCATCCTGTTCTCTCCTTACGCCAGAACGCCGAGCGCATAGGCCCGGTCCAGCACTCTAATGATCATTTCCAGCTGCGAGCCATATTTGCGCTCGAATGCCAGGCGGTCGTTATGCAGTTCGGTATGATGTTTACGGCAAAGTGGAATGGAGAATATGTCGTGCGCTTTAGTTGCCATGCCACCCTGCCCCCACCCGATTAAGTGATGCGGGTCGTCTGATTGCTGCTGGCAGCATTCGCAGGGCAGTGTTTTCACCCAATTCAGATAATTGCGACTTTCCCAGCGCAGACGCTTTGGTCGACGCATGAAAGACTGAGGCGGCGCTGGATCCACCATCACGCCCACCAGCGGTTCTGTCAGCGTATCAGGCAGGTCGACCGCTGAAACTAATTCCCCAAGGATGCTGGTGGCCGGTACTTCGGGAATTATGTCACTTTCTCGTCCAATCCGACTTTCTTCACGCATACAAAGAGCTTCACGAACGCATGATTCTGGAAGTGCATCCGTAACTTCTTTACGAACTGCCCACCAGCAGAGCTCTGCAAGTGAGATCTCCCGGCTTTTGTCCAGGCAGAGATGAATGCGGACAGAATCCAAAACAAAGGCAATTACATTTCTGCGTGCCAGCTCTGCCAATGCTTCGGTACGCTGCTCTCGCAAGTGATTATCGCAATAGCCACAAAGCAGGATGGATCCTGGCTCATGGTGCATGATGGTTAGTTCGTGATAGTGGTAATCGCTATGAGCGTATTGGCAATCGCCGCCGCCGTACTTCAGCAACCAGTAATCAAGCCCGCTTATACCACCAGCAGCAGCCAGAACCTGTTCATTCAAAAAGAAGCTTCGCAGCTGCTCGTTTTCAGCCAGTGGCTGCCGCGCATCCGAAACACGACCAGTTTGACACCCGGCCATGCTTTCAGGCTGGCGCTCGATCAACACTCTTCCTGCGGTGAACAACTCCATCAGCTCTCTGCCCGGCTTCAACAGAACGACACCCAGCTCCCTCGCAATAACAGGTTGAAGAAGAGCACGCATCACTCGCTCTCCATGATAATAATTTGCCCGCTTTCGCCCCAGAGCTTTGTTATCCTTGAATCCCAGATACGCGTGTCGTCCTCAAAGAGTGCATCCATCAGAGACTTCATCAGGTTATCAAGATCGGGTTTACCCTGATGGGGCTGCCCGTTCATCTCTGCGCGCTTCTTTTTGCTCCAGCTATTCGGCATCGGAAGAACGAAGGTAACGTGTGAATTTGATTCAGGCATGCAAATCCCCAAGAGCCTGACGTGATCGCAAAAGGCCCGGTAACGCATAACTTCAGGGCGCTTCTTCCATTTGTCTGAACGCGTCATGCGTGGTTTACCCATAGGGAGGATGTTGTAGACTGTCACGATCACCCCCATGCCCGGGAACGCATACTTTGCGCTGTCTTAGCTGAGGATTTTTGCTGAGGTAGTAATGCGCTGACTATCCAAAGTCGAGGGTCAATATCAAGGCTTTTCACGACCTGAACGCCTTTAGACTTATAGCGTGCCACCAGCTCATTGGCTTCTTCGGTTGTCAGACCGGTGTGAGTGAACCAGCTTTTCTTCATGCCACCTCCTGCAATTGCAGAGGCAAAAGAAAATCTCTGGCCCTGATAAAGGTCAGTGAGAAATTAATTTTGATTGTTTCTTGCGCCATTGTTTATCTCCAGTGGCGCAGCAGGTATAGGGTGTTCAGGCCTATGAATTAAGTCTAACAGAGTTGAGTGTGATACGAAAACAGAAAGGAATACATAATTTATTTGTAGCAATAAAAAGAAAAACCGAGCCTAAGCCCGGTTTCAACATTACATAGTCAGTGTCAAATTACCATTTGTCACGATAATCAAAGGCGACAAAGTAATTGAACTTGCTGGTATCAATACGATTCTGGAAATGAGGTTGCAGTAGTGGTACCCAACCATTATCCATATCGAATTCGCCATTATTGAGATTGTCCTTCATTGGAAGACCGAGGCTCTCCATTACTGAACTATCCTCTCCAAAGTCTTTAGATACCTCTTCGCCCTTGAAATCTTCTGTCTTCTTATCGAACCAGCTAATGCGAATTTTTAAGCCCATAAATCCCTCTCAAAGATATTTTTTAATGTTGCGCTTCGGATCTGGCCCTTTGACCTGCTTACCCGATGCAGGGTCAAACGCGCCCAGATGGCTACCATCACTCGCGCGATAACCTTCAAGCTCCCCATGCTGGGAATCCCATTCGTAAATTTTACTCTTTTTATCACCATACCAGCGAGGTCGTTTACCGCCACCATTTTGTTTAGGTGTTTTAGGTGCACCTTTGGTCAGGTCACCTAACCCCTTAATTTCATCAGTTTTTGGAACAGGATGATAATCATGGCCATAATCTTTTGCACCTTTACGCGGCTTTTTCTTTTCGTCAGCCAGTTTTTGCTCTGAAGCTTTTTTCTTTTGCTCCTTCTGCTTACGGCTTTCGACAGCAACACTCAGAGCTTTCTCAGCATCTACTTTTTCTTTAAGGGATGCATCGTAGGCTGTTTGCCGTTTTTTGGCATCCTCCTGGGCTAACCCCAATTGGTAACCAGCTTGCTGGAATACACGATGGCCAGGATGACTCTGGTCATGAGCATATTTTAAAGTTTCCTGAACGAACTTCTTTGCATTTTCTACACGTTTATTAGAGTCGTCGAGTTCACTCTTACGCAGAGGGATCGCCTGAACAGCTTTGTTAATTCGCTCCTGAGCTTTTACAATATCGCCTTGAGCACGACTCAACTCATCTCCGGCGTCTTTATCTTCTTTAGCTGCAGCATCAACCGGGTTATTTAAAGCCCAGGCCAGCGTACGACGTTTCTCCTCCTCCTGTCGCTTTTTAACTTGATCAGGGGAGCTCACCTCTGTCACGGAAATATAAATAGGAGGGCTTTTGCCATCAGGGAAACGAACCACGGCTTCGTGAGTGCTTTGGCCAGAAGTGAACCCCGGGAAACGAGATGGTCCCTGCTCTTTTTGAATACCTTTTGATTGTGTTTGTGATACAGCCGGTGCTTTCCCCGTATCAACTTTCACGTGCAGGTCCGGTTTACCCGGAACTACACCAGCAGTGTAAACCCCTGCGCGTTTCGTTGGTTTCGCATCGACAACCGGAACGCTCATCGGCATGTTTTTACTTTTGACCACAGCGATATGCTGCTTACCATCTTCATCAACAATATCAGCAATTCGAGTGTGAACAACTGTAGCTTTCTGAGTCGGTAATGCAGCAGGGGGAGTGGTTGAAACTTTATCAAATGGCAAAGAGTTAACCAGATGAGCCGTCGCCATCATACGGGGATCATCTTTTGCGATCTCAGATGGAATCAGAGCACCAATAGTTGCTCCCAGGAGACGTCCGGCAAGTGGAACTGCGGCAACTGCAGTTTGCTCAACACGGGTCAGCGCTGCTTGCATCGCCTCCTGAAGCGTCGTTTTGGTGAAGAGTGTGAAACCCCACATACCATCATAAACGCCAATGACAGCAGGTACGCCGAATGATGCTGGCTTCTGTGCTTCAGGTGTACTTGAAAGGTTCGCTCCGGATGAATTAGAGCCGTTACCGCCTCCATTACCGCCGCCCCCCCAATGAATACCGCTATCGTTACCGCCAGAACTACCATCAACATTAATAGTATCTTCGTTAGGCATAAAATTCCTCTTTGACTTTAAAATCAATAAATAACACCAATAAACTGTACATGCATACAGTTGTTTTATGCTATTCCTGAGCTGCTTTAAAGTCAATGTGGAAAGATACAAAAAACGAAAATTGGTAGTTTTTTATTATCTCTAAAACAGTAGGTTGGGAGAGATACGTATTGAAAGTGAATTCTTCTACAGAATGTCATGTAGTCGATTCCGAGATGGAGAACATAGAGTTATTGCTGCACCAACAACTCTATATTCAAAATTGAAATGTTTACTTATCTGAACTAACTTGATAGCAAGTGAACCCGATACCCTGCTTTTTCCAACATTTGGGTAAATAGCGTTGGTGTACCGATGATTTCTTCGTCCCGCAAAGGAGTGAACGACACTATATCCCCACGCCTATACATCAAAGCTCGGTCACAATCAGGAAATGAATGCAGTCTTGCAACGATAACCCCATCGTGGCATCTGATGACCGCGTAGCCCTTGCTCGGTAATTCTTCTTTTTGTTTCACCACTCCCCCTCCACACTGGAAAGTTATTGCATGCTGCATCAATAAAAACAGTCGTCTGCGCTTTCCCAGGTCTGCTGGAGGATTTCCTCAACCTTCTTCTTAACTTCCTTTTCACCACCGTAAACACTTAACCCATCTGGGCCTGCACGGCGTACAACCGGACTGCATTCATCGAACTGATTCTGGAGTCGTTTTAATAATTCTTTCTCCAGCGCCGGGACCGCGCCCTTGAGGAGTTCTTTAGTAAGATCAATGGTTAATTTAACTCTCATAAATGCCTCCACTATCATAACTGTATGTATATACAGTACACCTATGAATGAGTTTTATCAACGGTTTAACAGCCCGAATTGTTAAAAATTTAATTGAGTAATAGATTCAAATCACAGATATAAATTCTCAGATACAGTTTCTTACGTGTTTGAAAATAATAACAGATGCTCGAATGAGGACCGATTGGATAGAATTAGTGAAAATTTATAGGCTGTATAAATATACAGACTACTTCCAACCCAATACCAATAGGGAAAGAAACATTCGAAATAGTTACAATGGGTTATAATTAGCCAGCTTTTTAAAATAAAAACCATATATTTCAATGCTATAGATTTTCATAATTGAAGATATGCGTACAATCACAAGAAACTTTTTTTTGGCTATGAAGCCGCATAACTTGTGATGTATTATCTAGCAATGATGTCTCAATTATCTACTAAGGAAATGAAATTGAACAACAATCCAGTCAATGCTTCACCTGCAAAAAAGTTTTTTGTGGATATGCTAACTCGAGATATTGAACTTACAGATGCAATCCTAGATCTTGTCGATAACTGCCTTGACGGAGCAATGCGGTCAATATCAAGCAATCATACTACGAAAGATAAAAAATATAACGGCTTCTACACAAATCTGATAATGGACAAGGATAAATTCATTATAGAAGATAACTGCGGAGGAATATCTGCAGAGCGGGCCGAAAATGAAGCATTTCGATTAGGGAACACAAACTTTGGGAAAGAAAGAAATGTTCCAACCATAGGTGTTTATGGTATTGGGATGAAAAGGGCAATGTTTAAAATGGGATCTCATTCTGTTGTCTCGACAAAAACAGACGAAGATGAATATGAAGTCGAGATTCGCCCAGATTGGCTAACAGATGATAGTGATTGGTATCTACCATTAACAAACAAAGCCACCGGATTAGATCATAATGGCACTAGGATTGAAATAACTCAAATAAGAGATGGTATATCTAAATTATTAGGCGATAAGTTCGTTTTCCAATCAGACCTAATGAACGTAATATCAAATCACTTCGCAATAGTAATAAATAAAGGTTTTAGAATTAGTTTAAACGGCCAAGAAATTAAACCAAGCCTCACAACTCTCCTTTATAATGAAAATGCTTTTAAAGATGGAGATGGAATAACACCCTACGTTTACACTAATGAAAAAAATGGAGTCAATATAGAGTTATCAGTCGGTTTTTATCGAGATCTCACAACAGATGATGAAGATGAGGAATATTTGGAATCTAAAACATCAAGCGAAAAAGCTGGGTGGACTATCATTTGTAATGACCGAGTTGTTGTCTATTCCGATAAAACAAGATTAACAGGGTGGGGTGAAGCAGGTGTGCCTGCATATCACACACAATTTATTGGCATCGCAGGCGTTGTTAAATTCACTTCTAATGATGCCAGTTTATTACCAGTGACCACTACGAAACGCGGTATTGATGGTAATTCGGACCTTTACTTAGCCGTTAAAGATTATATGCGCGAAGGCCTTAAAACGTTTACAAACTTTACAAACAAATGGAAATCCTACGGTAATAGTAATAATACTATAAAATCGATGAGTAATAAGTCTCTTCCTGCAACATCAAGTCAACTTATTAATATGATTCCCAAAAAACAACTCAAACAAAACCCTAAACCATTTGGAGGGAAAATATACAAACCTGCCCTCCCATTACCAAAAGTTATTAATAAAACTAAAATCATAAAATATAGCGTTGAAATTGATGAGTTCAATCAAGTAGCAGAGTATTTATTCGATGATACGAATGTACCTGCTGTTGACGTAGGGCGAAAAACATTTGATAAAATATTAAAAGAGGCTTTAGAAAATGAGTAATGGAAACAGCATACCTTACCATCTTAGACATAATAAAGCTGTTGACCGTAATTTGTTCATTGATTTATTAGGGAAAATCAATAACTCTAAAAATATTTCAGATTATATTTATGCTGGTTTTGGAGGACCTTTTCTCGAAGATTTCAAAGTAATGCATAGCGTGCTAAAAATAAAAAAAATGATTTCTCTTGAGATCATTGAAAACACACATAAGCGGCAGAAATTCAATATGCCGAACTCTTGTATTGATATTGGGCAAGAACCACAAACAAGCCAAAATTTTCTTACTAATTATAACTTTAAAAAAAGAACTCGGCATGTTGTATGGCTCGACTACACTTTACCCTCTATGTTAAACGACCAATTAGGGGAAATAGAACTACTCTGCAACAAACTTAATGCTCACGATATATTAAAAGTTACTGTTAACGCTCATGCCGAAACGCTTGGTCGCGATCCTAATGCCCCCTATTCTGCAACTCCGCATGAATATCGTGCGATAAATTTAAGCGCCATATTAGATAGATATGCTCCCTATCCAATAATGCCTGAGCATGTGACTACAAAAAAATATCCAATAACATTACTACATGCAATCCGTAAAGCAGTAAACATGGGTTTGTCCACAAGACCTGATATATTTATGCAGCCATTATCATCTTTTATTTATGCTGATGGACAAACAATGCTCACAGCCACTGGAATTTTGTTAGAAAACGAAGAACCAAAAATCAATCGTTTCTTCAAAAAGTCTCGCTTGGAGCATTGGCCATTTATTGATAAAACGTGGGATAAGCCTCGAAATATTACTATTCCTACCATGTCCTTGAAGGAAAGATTTGAAATTGAATCTAAACTCCCAAATAGTACACCTGAAGAAATTATTGAGTCTATGGGGTTCTATCTCTCTGAAACAGAACCCAAGACAATAAATCAGTTAAAAACCTTTATTGAATATCAAAGAGCAATACCTTGGTTTTCTAAAGTACAATTCTGATTAAACATTTTGCATAACTCAGCTAATGGTAACAGCATTGCTTCAGCTACTATAGGGCAAACGCTGTTACCAATTTGTCTGAAACTATGCCATTTTGTGGGGTGAAATTTAAACCAATCAGGGAAGCCTTGAAGCCGAGCAGCTTCCCGTGGGCTAATGACACGAGGTTGGTAGGGATGAATAGGTCTAACTGCTTGAAAACTTCCTTTTTCCTTCCCAGTGCCAGCCCTTAATGTGGGGCAAAACCCATTAGGATCCAAACGTTTCGATTTAGATATAAGATCAATTTCCCCAAACTGTAAATTATTATAACGCTTCTGAACTTCTTCGCTGTGCAGGGTACCCAAAAATCCAGAAACTTTATCCGTTTTCAATTTGTTAAGCGTTTCTTGATCTCCAACCCCAGAAGGTATCTCACCCCACAGTTTATCGTAAAAAGAGCCATGAAAATGGCGTTCTACTTCATGCCAAGCCTCAGCATCAGTCTGCCAAGTTGGTTCTACAATAAAATTGATCCCAGCTAACGCGTCACCTACAGTAATCAAGCGTTCATCTTTCTTTGGGACAAATTGTTTTATATCCAGCAGATCTTTTTCGAGTGTCTTTTTATAACCTATGAAAAATATACGTGTTCTTGTTGTGGGTGCCCCATAATCAGAAGCTTTAACTTTCAAAGGTGGCAAAATATAATAATCATCTTCGATTAATGACAGTGCTTTATTTCTAATCGGATCATATTTTTCATTCATAATGCCCGGCACATTTTCAGCCAAAAAACATAATGGTTGTATTTCGTTGATAATCCTGAAGAAATGAAAATATAATTCATTTCTTACGTCATCAACATTTCCTTTACCAATGCTACTGAAGCCTTGGCAAGGTGGACCACCAATTAAACAATCTAGTGATTCCAAATTAATACTTTTTAATAATTCTTTTCCATTAATGGAAGAAACATCTTCCATAAAGTGTCGGGAATTTGGGAAGTTAACATGATGTGTTTCAATAGCGTGCGAATCAATCTCAACAGCGGCGGCAATTTCAAATCCTGCTCTTGCAGCACCTAAACTAAGCCCACCAACTCCCGCAAATAAATCTATAGCTTTCATATAGTTAAACATACCCACTTTTGTCTTTACGTTAGTATAACATGCTTCTTTCCGCTCTTTTTGAGTTAATGTTTTAGTCATTGGTCAATACTCGATTAGTTGGTTAAACCTGCCGCTTTGCGGCGTTGGTACTCTTCCCTCAGCAGCTGTGCCGGAGTTGGTCCTGCCGGATGCTGTGGTGCAGCAAGGTGGCGACGGATTGGTGGAACCGAATGCCCGTTGCTTATGTGCTTCGTCCATTTTGTTAGTAACTTCTCAGCCAGTTTTTTGAGTTCCCCCTCGGTCATCTGACGCTCTACACCGGTTCTGCGCATTTCGATGCAGATGTGATACAGCACCGGCTGTGGCCACGGATATTTGTCACTACCCGAAAAACGATACGACTCGTTACGCCAGCGACGGTATTCACTCATCACCCGGTCAGATGTCAGCCCGAACGGATTGGCACCACTCTCTGAAACCAGCGAAACGAACTCAGCAAGATCCGGGGGCCATGTATTACCTACTGCGCAACGGTCCATGCATTGCTGACAAACCAGTTTGATCTGGTTCTCATTCATCGAACCTATCTGAGCTATCCACAGGGCCGTGGGTTCTGCCCCATTCTTCTGCGTCCAGCGGTTCGAGAAGATTTCCCCCATCACCTGCCATAACCGCCACGCCGTCTCCGTCGCCATCAAGTCCGTTCCGGCGTCGCCACTCTGCGTGTGCTGACTGTATTTGCTGAACAGCCCGGGATGCTGCTGGCTGTTGTCGAGCTGTTGCATTCTCGGTACCTCCCATTTTTGGTGTTTTCAGAACCTTTGCGCGATCCAGGTGGCGAGCGAACTTCTGCTCCCACTGAACTTGATGAAACACTTTCCCTTCGGCTTGCCAGTAAGCGATGAAGCTGCTCAACTCGGCTTCAATATTTATGCCCGCCTTGATCGGCATTCCCCACAGATTTGCCTGTCGAGCAAAGTCGGCTGTTGGATTCCAGTTTTTAAACATCCGGAATTTGCCGAATGGCTGCTGTTGCCCAATTCCGATACCTGGCTGATCCGGATAATCAGGAATAACAGGTTCGACCAGTTCTCTATGTGTGGGGTTTAGATCTTTATGGTTCCTTGGTAGATTCCGTGTCCCGTTTTTGGGACTGTTTAAAGGGAAAAACGGTACTCTTTGGTTAAAATCCGAACTGTTAACAATCCCGTTTTTGGTACCCTTATCACCTGAAATAGTCCCGTTAATGGCACTGTTTGTATTAACAGTTCCGTTTTCGGTACGGTTCAAATTAACCGTCCTGTTTTTGGAATCCTTTAAAGAGTTCCGGTTTTGGGTCTGTTCGGCATCGGGGATGCTTTCCTCAACACCGACCAACTTGTACACAGGAATTTGCTTTGTCCTGCCGCGCCGTTCACCTGTATCGACAACCAGGCCGATTTCCTGCAGATGCTGCAAGCCTGCAAGCACCGTCTTTCTGTCCATCTCAGTAGCCTCTGCAAGCGCAGCGACGGATGGGTAAGCGCACAAGTCAGCGCCGCACATATCAGCCAGCCAGGTCAGGATCGCCTTACTGGAGGATTTTCCGGTCTTAACTTTCTTGGCCCACCGCATTGCATCAATGCTCATGAAGCCTCCGGGTTGAATTCATTGGTCAAAACTCGATTAAAAAAATTGCGGCGCTACGGCGCTGATACTCGCCAGTAGTGGTCCCGCCGCGTCAGCAGGTAACATGTTGAATAAAGCGATTGCCGCTTCGCGGATCTCCTTCTCAAGCTTTTGCAGCGGTGCGCCCAGCAACTTCGCCTGATGTGCCTCACTGCATTCTTTGATAGCGCTCGCCACCAGCTCGGCTTCCGTTCTGGCATTACTCAGGCCATGCTTCCTGGCGATCTCAATGGGCATAACTGCAATGATTGCCCCAGATAGCTGCATTACGTAAGCGGAGTATTTCTCTGAGCTACCTTCATTTTTCAGATATCGGAATAAATTCTGCTTGTTGACCGCGATACCGCGGCCTCCTTCCTTCGCCCACTGCTCTGCCACCAGCAGAGCGATTTTTTCCTGCGCCTGGCCGGGCAAAGTAGATTCCCACTCCCGCACAGCTTCAAATATTCGTCGGCAGCTAATTTGCCCCCTGCGTTTCATATGGAAATGATTTTCGGATTTCAAAGAAGCATTGATCATGTTGATATGATGTTCATACGTTATGTACTGCATTCTTCACTCCTTAGGGGGGATTGGTGGAAATACACTATCGAGAGTGCATTGAGACCCGAGTTCATTAAATTTTTCTACAATACGTCGGCAATCATTCAGGTTTGGCTTGCGAGTCCCATTTTCATAATTAGAGATACGTGATTGACGCCACCCGAACATCAGAGCTAGCTGTTCCTGTGTTAAACCGAGAGATAGTCTCTCACTCGCTATTTTGTTCATATTGGACCTCTTGGTTATCGATAGACTGGATTTAAACACGTTTCGTGTTTCATTGTCAACACGATTTGTTTTTGAGCAATAACACGCTTCGTGGTAAAACGATTTTATGAATACAAATGAACGTATTGCTGCGCGGCTAAAGCAGGCCAGAGAGCAAAAAGGCTTATCTCAAAAGACACTCGCAGAATTGTGTGGGTGGGCTCAATCACGTATAGGCAACTATGAATCTGCAAGCAGAGCTATTGGTATTGATGATGCTATAGCCCTGGCTAAAGCATTGAGGATCCCTCCGGCAGAACTTGTCTTTGGACCCGAATCTACTCAAGAGTGGCTTTCTCCTCAACATAGGAGATTGCTCGACTTGTTTGATCAGTTGCCAGAAGCCGAGCAAGAACGAATGATCGATTTGTTCCAAGTTCGTTTGAAAGAAATTGATGACTATGTTGAAAAGTATCTTCGAGGTCGCTTCAAATCTGCAGAAGATTAAATTGCCATAGAGTCTACTGAACCAGCCTGCAGGCTGGTTTTTTTGTGCCCATAAATTCCCTTCCTTGAAAATTCCACCCAGAAAAACACATCATGTGTTGACATTAAATCACATTATGAGTTTAACTATAAACACAGCAACGCCATCAAGGCAGGACGCCCACGAAGTAGCTGCCGGCGGCATACGAAACACCGGATGAGATGACAAGACAATCGCGCAGCAGGTTTACCGTTCCGCCAGCCTGGCGTTAAAGGCACACAGGAGTTAACCATGATCGATTTCGCACGCAAAAAAGCTGGCTGCCAAGCCGTTCGCTTAAATCTGTTTGAAGTATTGGTTCGTAAGCTTTGCTACTTACTGGCCCAAAAAGGCAATCCAGAGCTAAAAGCATGAGCTCGTTCTTTGCCCTGATCGTTACCGTCTGTGCCCTCACCGGGGAATGCTCAGACATCATGCTCGGTGTATACAAAACCGAATCTGGCTGTGATGCAGCTGCCAAAGAGCAGCACATTGAAGGAGAGTGTTACCCATATAAACCGGCTGGAGACCAACAGCCTGCTTTCAAGTTTTAATCGAGTTATGACCAATGGCTGTTACCAGCCCCTAAAAGCACAAAACCCGCGCAAGGCGGGTTAAGTACCCGGTCAGCCGACCAAAGCTTTCCGGAATCGAGTTTTGACCAATGACCACTACCCAAGGCGGCAATCACTAGCTGCGGGTATCTTACAACCAAAATTAAGGACCCGATATGGAATTCTTTCATTTAATCAAGGCAACACAGAAATCCGGCAAAGAAGATGCCGTTATCTGGTTCACGGCTAAATCAGAAGCGCGAGCCAATTTGCAGCTGGATGTAGAGCTGGAAGATGCTGGCATTGAAACCGGCCGGGGCAAGGATTATAGCAAGCCTGTCCGTACCGATTTCCCTGTTTACAACGACCTGCCGGAAGAAAGCACAGTGGATTACACCTGGTGCAAACGCTACGAACTGCAGGACGATGGACGCACCTGGCTGCCAAAGGCTGGTGATGGGTCGACTGGACCCGTGGACAACTCTGCCGCACCGGAAACCACCGTTAAAGTCGAAACTACCGTCGAGACTGTCCCTCTTGAAAACCGCACTCCAGCGGTTCGTTATGCCGTCCACCTGACCAGCGACAAATACCAGTCACATATCACTAAAGAGCAGCAGCTGGCTGCCAGCGAAATGTCACTGGATGAAGGCAACACCTATCTTCAGAAACTGCTGCTGGCGAAGAACGACATCCCTGAATTTACCGAACTCAGCCTGAACGCTGAGTGGAAACTCGTTCAGGCGATTAAGCAGGTATTCGCGCCAGATGAAGTTCACGAAACAGAAAATATCGCTGCATTCATGGCTGACTGGGCTAAAGCAGATGCCAGCGATCGCAACCAAATAGTGGAAGCCTGGCGCAGCGGCAAATTTCCCCCTCTGAAATCTGAAAGCACCAGCGACACTGGCGTTATAGCAGGTCAGGGTCTTGAACCTGATAACGGTATCCAGATTGACGAGAATGATGACGAAACCACACGTTATCCAGTCGTTCGCATGCCCTTCCGCAAGCAGGTACTCGCCCAGTTCACCTGCGACGAACTGCGCCACCACTTAACCCGCGAAGAATACGAAGGTATCGGCGCGCTGGAGATGGACACTGACAACAGCTATGTCCAGAACCTGCTGCTGGCGGCAGAAAACTGCGAACAGGTTAAGGGTTACGACACCAAAGACCTGTGGCGCTATACCGACGCCATTCGCAAAGTGTTCAACCAGGAAAAGCGTCACGAACTCGCTTTGGTTCTCCGATTCACCAGAATCTGGGCGGCGACTGATTACATTGACCGCGGCCTGCTGGTAAAAGAATGGGCCAAAGGTAATCGCGTTGCAGAAATACAGCGTACTGAAAGCGGTACGAATGCTGGCGGAGGCAACAAGACCGACAGAAACCCTGACCTTAAACATGATCTCGACACTCTCGATTTAGAGATTGCGCTGGCCACGTTACCAATGGAGTTCAACATTTATGATATCCCTGGTGGTGTTTTCCGTCGGGCAAAAGAGATCGTGAGTAAAAAAGAAAGTCCATTCAAAGAATGGTCTAAAGCTCTTCGTGCAACTCCGGGAGTTTTGGATTACTCGCGTGCAGCTATCTTTGCACTTATCCGCAGCGCTCACCCAGAGCATTACCTGTATCCGGCACGTCTCAGCGGATTCATTAACGCGAACCTGACTGAAAGCGATCATTCTGCTCCATCAGACGAAACTCTTGCGGCTGCGCGCCATAACCCTGAGGTGAGCTGGACAAACGAGTTAACTAATGACTCTGCTGTTGAAACTGGCGGCCAGAATGAGGGGACTCAGGTCGACGGCTACACACAGCCGGTTCTCGAAAAAGTTGGTAATGGTCTTTTTTCTATTGAAGGGCTGGTCACCAGCAACGCTGTAATCGACCAACAAAATACCGCGGCGGAGTACGTTGATAATGTGCAGATGGAAGAAACTGGCAATGATGAAACCCCGAACGGTAATGCGTTATCAGAAGGCACGGAAGAAACTATCTCAAGCGCAAGCGCGACTGAAACTTATAGCAGCACAACTGCCATAAATAATGATTCCGGTCATCATAATCATACCGAGCCTGAAATGCTCTATACACACCTTATGATCGACATTGAAGCGTTTGGTAAAAAGGCTGATTCACCAGTCGTATCTATCGGGGCCGTGTTCTTTGATCCATCAACAGGTAATACCGGATCGGAATTTTACAAAGTTATTAGCCTGGAATCTTCAATGGCCAGCGGCGGGGTACCGGATGCATCTACCATAATATTCTGGCTTAAAGCTTCGCCTGAGGCTCGTTCTGAGTTAGTGATGGATGATGCTATTCCGCTCGATGATGCCTTACTGCAGCTAAATGAGTTTATAGCCGAGAATGCGGCTAACGGCCCTGATTCTGTACAGGTATGGGGGAATGGTGCCACCTATGACAATGTCCTGCTTGAAGCATCTTATGACCGGGTGGAGATCCCCTGCCCATGGAAGTTCTGGAATAACCGGGATGTAAGAACCATTGTCGAGTTGGGTAAAGCCGTAGGCTGCAAGCCTCGCTATGAGATCCCATTTGAGGGAGAACCTCACAAGGCTATTTCGGATGCGCTGCATCAGGTCAAATACGTGTCAGCAATCTGGCAGCGTCTGACAGAACACTGATTTTTTAATTTCAGAATATGGCCCGAATATGGGCCATTATGAGGTAAATCACATGCTTCAAATGCTGACTTTAGAAGAATGGGCTGCGGAAAAATACCGGAGTAATCCTCCAAGTCTAAATACTTTACGCCGATACGCTAAAGAGAGCATGTTCACTCCCCCGGCCACCAAAGAAGGAAGATATTGGCGGGTAAGAGAAGATGCCGAGATTACAGGTAATTTAACCCAGCCCGTAATTAAAAAATCTGATTCGCCTATGCTTCAAAGGATACTGTCTGATGGCTGCCCGACCACGTAAAAACAACGTCAAGATACCTAACCTTTATCCGCTCTACAGTCGTAAGGTAAATAAAATCTACTGGCGCTATAAGCATCCTGTTACTGGTAAATTTCACAGCCTCGGAACTGACGAGGCTGAAGCAACAGCAATAGCAATAGAAGCTAATGCGCGACTAGCTGAACAGCGCACCAGGCAGGTTTTGGCAATAAGTGACAAGATCGCCACCAGCAAAGGAAAAGCGATATCAACGAATACATGGTTGGATCGTTATTGGAAAATTCAGGATGAAAGATTGGAGAATGGTGATATCAAACCGAACACTCATAAGCAAAAGGCTAAACCAGTAGCCCTACTTCGTGAGAGCGTAGGAATGAAATTGATTTCATCCGTCGATGTTCGGGATGTTGCCCAGATACTGGAGTCCTATGTTGCAGAAGGTCAACCGAGGATGGCCCAGGTAATCCGCTCTGTTTTGATCGATGTTTTCAAGGAAGCCCAACATTATGGCGAGGTACCGCCGGGTTATAACCCGGCTCTGGCTACAAAACAACCGCGCCGGCGGATTAGCCGACAACGTCTAAACCTCGACGAATGGCAAAAGATTTTCGCGATAGCTGATGCCCGCCATCAATACATGGGCAATGCAATGCTATTGGCGCTCGTTACGGGTCAGCGCCTCGGGGATATTTCCAACATGAAGTTTAGCGATATTTGGGATGACCATCTGCATGTCGTACAGGAGAAGACGGGGAGCAAGCTAGCAATCCCTCTGTCCCTGAGACTGAATGCGATTAACTGGAGTTTGAGGGATGTAGTTGCGCGTTGCCGTGACTATGCCGTGAGTCCATACCTTATCCATTTCTTCCGGGCGACCTCAATGGCAGAACGAGGTGCACAGGTGAAGTCGAACACTATAACAATGAATTTCAGTAAGGCCCGTGATAAAGCAGAAATAAATTGGGGGGACGGTACGCCAGCAACGTTCCACGAACAACGATCTTTAGCAGAGCGTCTATATGAAAAACAGGGTATAGATACCCAGAGACTTCTGGGGCATAAATCGCCTAATCAGACTGCACGTTATCATGATGATCGAGGAAAGGAGTGGGTGGTTATCTCCCAAAAATGATAACCACCACAAAATTAATTTGTCACAACATTATTGTTCAATAACCATTGATGAAAATGTCTCAAATTAATGTCAGTTGGTAAGACAGCATTATTTAGTATTTTACGTAACGCTCTTTCTTTTTTTCGATTATCATTGGGAATTCGATATGTAGAATGTTTTTTAATTTCTACGGCCTTGCGACATCGTTCAATGAGAAATTCTTCACTTTTATTTGTTGAACATAACATTGCATCATAGGTAAACATCATGCACTTAATAATACTATATAAAGAAATTGCATCATTCATGTTTATATCAATTGGTTTGCCGATGATTTGCGGTGGCAAAACAAGTCCTTTCCGTATAACACTTCCGTTAACTGCAATATCATTATTTAACTCATTAAGTTTATTGATGATTGTAACATCAACTGTTCCACTCGAATGAATCAAGTTATTTCTTATGCTCTTAAAATAAGTATAGGCTTTTAGAATAGAGTTAATCTTACTCCATGAGTTCATTTTATTTCTTTGGATGAAAGGGAAAAATTCCGCATCCATAAATGTCGATTTTATTGAGTTAACATATGTAACCACATCTAGATAACTTTTATAATCTGGATTTGGTTTTATAACTAAATCAGGACATTGAAGCGCTTTTACTACCCAGTTCCTTTGACTTTTAGGTATTGAATAGGTACATATTCTTTCTAGCCAAGTTTCCAGCATAGTGCAGGCATTAAAAATTAAATTAGACGCGAATCTTTTTTCATGCTCTATCCATTCTTTCTCTAAGGCTAAAGAATTTAAATCAACGCCACCAGGTAACGTCATGCCAGATAGCAGTTTTGCTGTAATATCATCTAAAGACATAGCAGGAAAACATACTGTTAGTCCTCTAGTTTGCCACCACAACTCTCTCAGCCCGGCATAACTTGCCCAACTAAAATTAAAAAACTCTCCCATTTCCAAATTGGTATTTTTAGTTTCTTGAAAAAAAACAGAAATCACATTGGACATGAAAACATCCCTTCTGAAAAATTATTTTTTGATAACTTATTTTGATAAAATTTTGATAACCGTTCGAAAGCTAATAATAAAAACGGGAACCATCAGGCTCCCGTTCTCGTTTAACCCAGCAAGTGGATTACATGTTCGCGATAATCGCGTCGCCAAACTCTGAACATTTCAGCAGCTTAGCGCCTTCCATCAGACGTTCGAAATCATAGGTAACGGTTTTCGCGTTGATCGCGCCTTCCATACCTT